TAGCTCAGTTGGTAGAGCGATACCTTGCCAAGGTATAGGTCGAGAGTTCGAGCCTCTTATCCCGCTCCAAAGTTTTACAACAACCGAAAGAAAATATGACAGAATCTAGAGCAAGATATACAAGTGAAGAAGCCGCACTAATGGTCGGTAATCGATTTGATTTAGTTCTTATTGCCTCACAACGGGTGAGAGAATTAAAACGTGGACATAAATCTATGCTTAATACAAAAGCAGGTCCTACTGTAACTGCATTGATGGAAATTGAACAGGGCCTTGTAGGTCGTGAATATTTAAAACGTATTAGAAAAAATGCATGATTTGATTTTAATCGCACTCAAAGATGAAGCACCTGAACTATCATTTAGTATGAAGGTCTTCTACACTGGTGTAGGTAAGGTCAATGCCGCAAGTACAGCGGCTGAATGTATTGCAAAGTATAATCCTAAACGTGTTATCAACTTTGGTACTGCCGGTGGAGTTACTGTTAAGTCAGGATTTCATCAAGTATCAAAGTTTGTACAACGTGATATGATGTGCTGTGAGTTAGGTAGTTTACCAGGTCAAACACCATTTGAAGATACCATTATCATTGATAACGGTGATGGACTAACTTGTAGTACAGGTGATAATTTTGTCACTGATAGTAACTTACTTATTCCTGCCGATGTAGTAGATATGGAAGCATATGCTATCGCTAAGGTATGTAAGAAACATAACATAGAATTTTTATGTTATAAGTTTGTTAGTGACGGTGCTAATGAAGATTCATTAACTGATTGGCGTTCAACTGTTAGTCAAGGTCAAGAATACTATATAAATAAATTGAAAGAGTTAAATATCTCCCTAGTGTAATGGCAGCATACCGGTCTCCAAAACCGTTAGTCAAGGTTCGAATCCTTGGGGGGATGCCAAAGAAAGGAACTATATGCCCGCAGTATTTTTAACAAGTGATACACACTTCGGGCATACCGGAGTATGTAGATTCACACGTAACGATGGCATTACAAAATTAAGACCATGGACTGATCCAGATGAGATGGATGAAGAAATGGTTAAGCGTTGGAACAAAACAGTACGACCAAACGATAAAATATATCATTTGGGCGATGTAGTTATCAATAGAAAAGCATTAAAGATTATGAGTCGCTTGAACGGTGACAAAGTATTGATTCGTGGTAATCACGATATCTTCCGTGATGATGAGTATAGAGAACACTTCCGTGAACTACGTGCTTATCACGTGATGAATGGTATGATATTAAGTCATATACCTATTCATACAGAATCATTGGGTCGATTTGGCACTAACATTCACGGACACTTACATGCTAATCGTGTAATGATGGAACCTGTAGGTAAGTATGGCATTCCTGTGATTGATCCACGTTATCATTGTGTATGTGTTGAACAAACAGATTACACACCTATCTTATTCGAGGACGTTATCAAACGAATTGAAGCAGAAGGTGGTAGTGTTGGATTTAAGAACGGCAACGGACCCACAATGTAAAATAGACCCTTCGGGGTCTATTTTTATTTACAACCGATTATCATAAATCGATTATATCCGTTTTCTTTATATTGTATATGTCTTTGTCCAGAATATAATAATTTAATTAGATTAAATTTATTAATTAACTCATCTAAACTACTGGTAATTTGTTTTATATACCAAGGAAATTCGGGATCTGTCATGTCGGTAGTTTGAATACATACTAAACTATTATTAGGAATAGTATCATACCATTTGTTACTATCCATTTGATCCATACTACAATTTATAAAAACACTATTATCACAATTACTAAAATCATAATCATTAACATCCTGTACATGGTTATGTACATTTGGTTTCTCAAGTTTCCACATATCACACACACGATTAGCCTTAGCAATTGCTTCCGTATCTATATCATATCCGTGTACAACATTATAATATTCAGGTTTACGGGTAAGTAGCATGAATGCCATTAAATTATCCCAACATCCCAATATATGTAATGAGGGCTCTTTAATAAATTCACTATACATTACTACTTCCAATTCCTCACACAACCACAATTTACTTTTTATTAATCCGTGATAGAAGGATTCATGCGGATCAAATTTATCTGAATTTGTCATTTTTTGTCAACTTGTATATTTAATAATTCTTTAATAATGGTATTCCACTCAATAATATTCAACATGTCAATATTTAGTGTAAATAATAGTATATTATTAAATTTGCACTAAATACGATTAACACCCCAAGGATTAAAATGCTCCACTTCATAACAGACTTAACACACAAACTATTAAACTTTATCAAAGACGACCCAGTTAGACCAGAAATTTCTACCGATTTTAGAGTAAGTAATGGTAGAATAGTTGCGGCATTATCTGATAATGATGATGACCCGGACGCAATGGTTTGTGTTAGTTTCCACGATTTTGTCCCAGCCGGAGTAGATGATTTATCTAATGTATCCGAAGTTCCAACTACAGCAGTATTCTATACTATTTGGAGTTATAAAGCCGGTAAAGGTCGTGATTTATTAATACAAGCGGTAAAAGGTATTCAGGAGCAATATCCTAGTGTAAATAGATTTGTAACATTAAGTCCTAAAACAGAAATGGCTAGAAGATTTCATTTAAAAAATGGTGCTATTATATTCCGTGAGAATATAGAAACCATTAACTACGAATATACTAAAACAGGTGAATAATATGGCAAAAGAAGTTAAAATGGTTAATACTGCTGAAGAAGTAGAGCAAATAGAAAAAAGCGCATTATTGGCGTGTGATTTTATATATGATACATTATTACCATTATTAGAAGAATTTGAAAATGATAATGACGATACAGATTATATTCCTGGTATTGCCACTCACGGATTATTTGTAGCATTAATACAAGAGTTAGCCGATTTAGGATATACTCAAAAAGACTTAAACAAAGAAATCAAAACTTATATGAATACTTCCTTGGGGGAAGTAGTACACTAAAGTACTACATATTTAAGAAACAAAAGTACTCATTTTGCCCCCTCAGGGGCTTCAAAATCGCTAGAGGATTCAGGAACGCACTCTGATACACTTCTAGCGGTTTTTGCCAATATTTGACAATAAATGGGCTTTGATGTATAATTCATCTATGAACTCAAAAATCGCCCGCAAACGTAGAACTGATAGAAATCAAGTGATTTACTATATCCAAGATACAGTAACACTTGAGTACTACATTGGTTTAACTGCATTGTCATATAAAGGCAATGTGTTTTTGACACTACGCCGTCGTATGCAAAAACACTTGCAACGTGCCTTGACAGAAAACAAAAATTGGGGTTTGAGTCGTGCATTACGTGAGCGTGGCGCTGAACGTTTTATATTTGGCAAGTTGGAAGTTATTCGTGGTAAGCGTCCTGCTCACGCACGTGAGACAGAATTGATTAACACATTGCAACCAGCATTGAACACATTTGGAGTAAAATGAAATTAAACGATATATTGCAATGGTCGGGTGCTGTGTTTGTTATTGTCGGACACGTTTTGAACTCAATAGGTCCTAGTGTTTACCCCTACAATATTGTAGCATTTACATTAGGTACTGTTGCGTTTTTATCTTGGGCCAGCCGTGTAAAAAATAGTCCACAAATAGTTGTTAACGTGGTTTCAATGATTACATGTTTAATTGGTTTAGTTAACGCATGGAGATAATATGAACAAATTAGTTAGAGATGGAATGGTTGCTGTATTGTATAGCCCTGACTATGGTTCGGGTTGGTATACATGGAATCAAGACGATCCTGAAATATTGTTTGATCCTGCTATCGTTAAGTTAGTAGAAGAAAACAAATGGGATGAATTGAAAACATATGTTACCTTAAAATATCCCAAGCTATATACCGGCGGTATGGACGATTTGAAAGTAGCATTGATACCTGAAGGTGCAATGTTCAGAGTAAATGAATATGACGGTGCCGAATCTATTGAATTGAAAGATGATGCAGATTGGTTTACCGCATAAAAAGAAAAATGTCCATACAGGCTTATAAATAGCTTTATGAACTTCTGGGATAATTTAGACTTGCACAAACAAAAAATATTTGCTATAATAGCAATGTTATTTGCATTGTATTGGTTGAGTATTCCCGAAGATGAACCCGCTCAACCAATCATTACACTTAGGTATAGGTGTGAATTAATTGTAAAAAATTCACACGAATTCCCAAAAAATGTTATTGAAAATTGTAAAAAACTTTTGAAAGAAGAAAATGAAATTGAGTGAAGTAAACCAATCATTGGATCACAAAATTACAGGTGGCAGTGAGTATCAATG